CGGTATTTTATTGCATAAAAAATCATATTCTATTAAAATGAATAAAAAAACATATCATTGGATGAAACACTCTAGATAATATCTGTGGATTAGTTTTTAGTTTATTACTTCTTGAGGGTCCTTATCTACGGTCATTGGTAGGGACCCTTAACTATGGACCATAACCACTGACCCCCCTTGTTTAGCAAATCCTTCCCCATCCAGACCCCTAACAATTCGTGTCCATACCATTTGTCCGCTTACAATCATGATGTCTTAAATCGAAGATAATAGACCTCTACGTGGATTTATATTTAGGGACGGGTAGGGGGATCTGAAAATATTTGAGGGCTATGGCGAAACCACTGACCCCCCGAAAGTTACGCCGCTATGCATTTATGCCTAGCGGTTGATTATCTGATGATTATTTGTTATATTTTATCATGGAACTTAATGAATGTAAACACTGCCACGAAGAGAAGCCATTCGAGGAATTCTATTATTCAAAGAAGGAAAAGAAATGGTCATCGTACTGTAAAAAATGCGTCTCTGAACTATCATCTGAGGCTTATTGGAAAGCCAAAGAATTCGGTCAGCCAGGAGTATTTATGAATGATGAGGATAAAGAAAACGTCCACAAATTTTTAAGGTCATTAGGATGGAGACTAAATGAGGAGAATGGTGTATGGTACAAATATCCTGTCAAGAATAAACAAGGTGAATGGAAACTAGGATTATTATGCCCACAATTAACCAAAAAACGCGGAAGACGGACTATACCATATCACAAAACAAGATAGATTATCAAAAGATTTATCAGGATAGACGTTGGAAACTTATCAGACAATTTATGCTTCGTGAACATCCATTATGTCAAGAATGTGAGAAGAAGAATAGAGTGACCCCTGCCACGCAAGTCCATCACGTAATACCATTCGACACAGGTAGAAATCAAAAAGAGGTCGAAAGCTTAGCCTTCGACCTCGATAACACCATGACGGTATGTGATGAATGCCACGCAGCTATTCACCAGAATCTGCGTAGATCTTAGAACGGTAAGTCCTCATCGACAGGTTCATCGACCTGTGGATCCTGTTCAGGACTAACCTCAGTATTTTTATCATTATTATCGATTTTTTCGACCCATGATGATGTCTCCTTATCGAAGATTGGTACTTTATGTTCAAGAACAAGCTTCAGGTATTCGACTGGTCTTTTTGCATAGACATCATCCCATATTGTAGGATCCTCTAGCCATGTTTTAGCCTGTTCTGGGTCATCGGATAATTTAGATTTATCCTTTGCGATGATATTTGTGACAACGGTATAATCTTTACCATTGTTACTTTTTGTAAGGCCCAGGTAGAGTTTAAGGTCGCGGCCTACTTCAGGGTCTTCAAGGTCACCATACTCCTTATATAGAGTAAAAATCAGGTCGAAGACACCTTTTGACTTCGAATTATGCTTGAAACGCCAGAACTTCGGGCCTTCCTGTTCATGTTCACGGTCAATGACTTTAACGATGTAATACTTTTTAGCGCGATAATTAATAGCTTCTTTGTCGCCCTTCTTACTCATGTACTCATAGACCTCATTGAAAGGAGAATACAGACCTTCATTCTTAGGATCCCATAGTTTAACCCACTGATCACCTACCTTTGCTTCGTGGAAGTAGACCTCCTTGAATGGTGATGTACCGTCCTTGGTAGGTAATATTCGGATCAATTTTTCACCTGTTTTTGTACCAGGTTTTAATAGTGTAGTGAAAAACTTTTTCTGTTTTTCTTCATTAGACATGCCCCTTTTTAGGCTTTTTTCGTACTGCTCCTGCAGCAAATCAAATGTACTCATACGTGTAAAAATTTAGTTAATAAAATTATTATGGTACAAATATAAGTATAATATTACAATTAAAGAAATTATTCGTGTAATTTTTTGATTATAAAAGTTTTACCTTTATAATAAAGATAAAAATATTATACTAATATTCGTTGGTTTTTTCAGATATTTATTGTATATTGGTATAGTCAGGGAGATGCGTTCTTTTGATGTTTTTGCCATTCTATCTATTAGATTTATTGCTTTATTATATTATCTCCCTGACTTTTTTACCTAATTATTTGTTCATATCAATTTTTTTTTGTATATTTGTATTATCATGTTCTTTATGATATTGGGAGGCGAGGTGATTTTTTTTATGTTGTGTTCATTTACTTGGTTATTTCGGTTTTCATCTGGTTTTACTCGCCTCCTATGACTAACCAAAAACTCTACATATATTCTTTTCAGACCCCTTCATTGGGGTCTTTTTTTGCTAGTTTTCTCATAGTTTTCTCATCGAAATATCAAGGTTTATTCTTGATATATCATAGTTTTTTCTTTATATCAGGTAAAATGCAGTATGCATATAATATAATATTATCTCTTTACTCTTTTTTTATCTCATTTTATATAGAGAGGTATGATGAGAAAATGAGATAATATATACCAGGCGCATGCGCAAAATCGATTTCGTTCTATTTATAAAAACAGATGATAATTTTTTTTATTGATTTTTTTTTCTTATCTTTTTTGAAACGAAAGCCAAAATGAAAGTGGACACAGATATAATAAACATAAAAAAATTAAAAAATGGAACAAAAACCAGAAGAAGGAGTGGTCATAAAGACAGATGATGCTCCTCAGTCAGGTCGACGCCGACCAAAAATCGAAAAGAAACAAGAATTATTATTTAAGGTCACAAGCATGTCAGATATAATAGATGACAATGCTGAAAGCTGTGAAAAGTTCAGAAAAGTACTAGGAAACATCATAGCAGAAGGTGATATTACCCTTTTCTGGGGTCCCGCGGGTACAGGAAAGTCCGCCTTCGGTTATCAGATTGCTGAGGCTATAGGTAGTGGAAAAGATTTTTTCGACATACCTCTAGACGAAGGATTAAGATCAGAAGAAGAAGAAAGATTTAGATTAGTCAATACAATACAGCCGTCAGAAAAGGTATTGTATATAGACTTCGAGATGGGTCCTGAAAAATTAGCATATAGATATAAAGGGTATAAGCCGTCAAAAAATATCAAGGTAATGCACTTCGAAAATTATGCTGTCAATGATAAGACAGCTTATATAGAAGTCATTAGAAAATATGTCGAAGAACATAAAATCAAATTCGTAATCATCGACAATTTAAGTAATCTTATTACAGAGTCGGAGAAAGGTGACCGTGCGACTACGTTCATGAACACTTTGAAACAAATGGCTAAGGATTTTTCGCTGACATTAATAGTCCTTAATCACTCGAACAAGTTTAACAGGTTGGATAGGAAAACGCCAGATCAAATGAAAGGTAATGCACAGTTAACGAACTTCGCGGATTCGGTGTTTGCCATATCTGCGGCTACAGAAGGAAAAAATGTAAGATACCTGATACAGCAAAAATGTCGTTATGGACAGGAACAATTCGGTGACGATAACGTAATCAAGATGGATTTAATAAAAATGAAAAATGGTTTTTTAGGCTTCGCTTTTGCTGGATATGGAAAAGAATCTAGTTTACTTAACCCTGATATAGTAAAAATAGAAGATGCGATATTATCTGTTTTATCCGAAGACATTGATATGTCGTGTGCAGAAATAGCTAGAAAATTAAACGATTTATATGGTAATAAAGAAAAGAAATTACAGGACAGATCTTTCGAAAGAAGAATTAACTATTATGTAAAAAAATACGATTTAAGAATGATATCAAAATTAAGAAAAGAAAATAAAGAATTAACATTATAAGAACATGAAAGTAGAGTTTTACAAATCAGTTTTAGACCGTGATCATCACGTGCCTATGGAGATCGAAGAGATAAGGAACTATATGTTAACCGATGTAGATCTCAGAGAGAATACAAAAAAATACCACGAGTTATACTCACAGATAAAAACAGAAGACGATAAAAAAAGGTGTAGTTTTATCAAATCTAGACTATTCAACGCCATACAGGTAGCGGGTTTATTTAAAAACAGGGGTACAATCAATGATTTTTACGAAAACTCAGGATTGATCTGTATGGATATTGATCATCTAAAAGGTAGGATACAAGAAGTTTTTAGTCTATTAAAGGAAGATCCGTTCACGTTCTGGCTTTTCGTAAGCCCATCAGGAGAAGGATTGAAATTAATATTTAAGCACAACCTGACATATCCTCAGAACTGGGTTTATCTTCACGACGAAATCGCTTATCACCTAAAAGAAAAGTACGGAATTACGGTGGATAATACTTCGGACATATCTAGAAATTGTTTTTTACCTGCGATAGATGAGGGATACGATTATTATAATCCTGATTCATTAATATGGAGATATGAAGGTGACTTCGAGAAATCGGATGATAAGATATCGGAGATACCGATAGAAATAGACGAAAGAAGAAGGGAACGTTGCAAATTATTGGGTCGATATTTAAGAGATAACAAAATCAATATATGTGAGGATTATGATACATGGTACAGATTAGGTTTTTCTCTAGCGGTATTAGGAGAAGAAGGTAGACAGATCTTCCACGACATAAGTTCAGCCAGTAAGAAATACTCGAAAAATCAGGTAAATGATAAGTTTGATATGTTCTTATTAGATTTAGATGCAGAAAGGACAAATATTAGTTTTTATCAGAGAAATGCGGAAAATGGTATGGTCCTTTATGTTCTTCATACTATTTATGGCTATGAGATATAAATAATTTTTTGTATATTTAATAAAAATGGTTTATGAAGAACGAAATATTAATCTCAGATTTAGAAGACATTAAAGAAGACGTGATAGAAGTAAAAAATCTATTACTACTCCCAGATAACAACTTCGCAGTGGTCAATACCATATTAGGAGTTATCGTTAACAAGCTCGATTTAGCCTTGAATGATGCTAGAAAGCGCGTAAGAATAAAAAAGCCAAAAGTGGAATACAGGTAAGGTAGGGGTTTTGCTCCCATTAAGGGCGGAGTTTATTGAGCCATTCTCCGCCCGCCCCGCCTTCAATATTTATGTTAAAAAAGTTATCAGCATACTGTAGAAAAATAGAGAGTGGAAAAATACCTTCAGGAATACATCTCAAAAATGCTGTCGCAAGATATAAACGCGACAGGAAAAATCCTTTATTAGTTTTTCGAAAAGATAAGGTTCAAAAAGTAGTAGACTTTATCGCAAGCCTTCATCACTTTACAGGTAAACATGCAGGGAAGCCATTCATATTGGAACCTTGGCAGTTATTTATCGTTGCAAATCTCTATGGCTTTTATTGGAGATCAAATGGGAAAAGAAGATATCAGAATGCTTATATAGAAGTAGCAAGAAAAAATGGGAAAGCTTTAGAAATAAATACGCCCATCCCTACGCCTAATGGTTGGACGACTATGGGTAACATTTCTGAAGGTGATACAGTTTACGATGAAAAAGGTAATCCGACTAAAGTAATTTTTACTACTCCTGTTATGTATGACCATAAATGCTTTGAAATAGAATTCGAAGACGGCGAGAAAGTTATCGCTGATGCAGAACATCAATGGTCTGTAAAAAAACATGGTCATAATAAAAATTTACAAATTTTTACGACAGCGGAAATGTTTAAACATTTCAAACGACATCGTAAAGATAAAAAAGGAATCGAATATCTTTACAGAGTACCAATGAATGATGCTGTTCAAGGTGTTCATCAAGAGCTTTTAATAGATCCATATGTTTTAGGCCTCTGGCTAGGTGATGGAAGTTCACATAGCTCTCGTTTTAGTGTTGGTAAGAAAGATATTCCAATGTATGATATATTAAAAAATCAGGGATATTCATTCAGAATTAGAAAAGATAAAAGCTGTTATACAATAGATATAAGTTCACCAAAAAACGAAAAAAAACAATGGAGATGTTTTCGTGACGAATTAAGGTATTATAATTTATTTAAAAATAAACATATTCCTTCAATATATTTAAAAGCTTCTAAAGAACAAAGATTAGCTCTATTACAGGGTTTAATGGATACCGATGGTTATGTATCAAAGACAGGAGAATGTGAAATAGTTCAAAAATCTAAAAAGGTAACAGATGGTTTTTCCGAACTACTCTCTTCATTAGGTATAAAGCATAATGTAATAGAACGAGATGTTTTTTGTAATGGAAAGTCTTGCGGATTAGTTTATAGAATAACCTTTTTTGTCGATAAGACTTTTCCTTGTTTTAGATTAGAACGAAAATACGAAAGACTCAAGAATAATCTTCATATTAGAATGAACTTTAAGTCAATAATTAATATTGTTCCTGTAGCAAGTGTTCCTGTCAAATGTATTCAGGTCGATAGTCCAAATAGTTTATATGTATTCGGTAAGAAATATACTGTTACTCACAATACAGCCCTAGTCGCAGCCCTAGCTTTATATCACCTGAAAGAAGATGGTGAATGGGGTTCACAGATTTTATTTACCGCAAATAGCTTAGACCAGTCAAAGATTGGTTTTACAATGGTGAACGGGTTCGTTCACAAGTTGGACCCCGATGAAGAAATATTCAAAACCAGGTTCAAGGATATCCATATTGAGAAAACAGAAAGCTTCATAAAAGTCCTAGCCTCGGATTCATCGAAATTAGACGGTTACAACTGTTCTTTGGGTGTAGTGGATGAATACCACTCCGCGCCCGATTCGAAGGTCAGAGATGTCATCAGATCAAGTCAGGGGATGAGAGAGAACCCTATGCTGTTAACGATTACTACAGCTGGCTTCGACAAAACACTTCCGTGCTTTGACCTAAGAACAGTAGCGGCAGAAATTATCGCAGGTCATAAAATCGATGATTCATTTTTTGCAGTTATATATACGATGGATGTCAACGATGATTGGCAGGATCCTAAGAACTGGATCAAATCAAATCCTAATTTAGGAGTAACAGTCAACAAGGAGTTTTTAGAACGTGAGGTATTACAGGCTAAAAATAATCCTAGCGACGAAGTCGGTGTCAAGACGAAAAACTTTAATGTCTGGTGCGATTCATATTCAGTATGGATACCAGATGATTATATAGTCAAATCAACGATGAAGTTGCCGATTGAGTTTTTTAAGAATAGGCCAGAACCTACGTTCTGTGGCGTAGACCTAGCCGCAAATGTAGACCTGACAGCCGTTGCATATCTTTATGTGGAAGGTCAGTCATATTACTTTAAGGTAGATTATTACATACCCAAAGATACGTTAGGGAACAATAGGGTTCACGCAGATAAAGATCTGTACCTGGAATGGGCTTATCAGAAATATTTAAAGACAACGCCAGGGAACGTGACTGACTATGATTATATTACTAGAGACATATTATACATGAACAGTCTCAATGCTATTGATGCCGTTTATTATGACAAGTTCAACGCGACGCAATGGGCAATATCAGCTACAGAAGAAGGATTAAATATCGTAGGTTTTTCGCAGACCATTGGGAACTTTAATCAGATTACAAGAGAGTACGAAAGACTTATGTTAAACGGACGGATATTTATCGATGATAATCCTATCACTAGATATTGTTTACGAAATGTAGAACTAAAAGCAGATTTACATGGCAATGTGAAACCGAATAAAGGATCAGAAAAAAGAAAAATTGACGGGGTTATAGCGATGCTTCAAGCGTTAGCCGCCAAGATGGATTATGATAACAATTATAAAGGAACTAATATTTATTAGATATGGAAAAATCCAAAAAGACTGTAAAGGTCAGGAAAGTTAAGAAAGCAGAAGATTCACCTGCTATAGAAGAAATAACAAAAGCGGCTCCTATCTCCGAAGATAAGCCTATAAGAAAATCCCTGAGTGTTGCACGTAAAAGATTTTTAAGAAAGAAACGTGAATGGGCGCGCCAGGCTGTAGCTGCTAGAAGAAGAAAAGTTTAACATGGCAAATAATTTTTTAACAAGAGTTTTTGGTCAGCAGAAAAAAGTAGAGGAAAGATCGATAACGTATTTACCGACTACAAGTCTAGGACTACCTTATGGCTCTTATAGTACAGCTCCGATCTCAGTACAGGCTTCAATGCAGTTATCTGCTGTTTATCGCTGCGTAGATGTTATAAGTGATGCTATAGCTTCCCAGTCGTGGGAGATATTGAGATACGATGAAAAAGAAGGCTACGTGTCGGATCCATTCCATTACGCTTATTCGATACTCAATTTAGAACCTAATCCTGGCATGTCGAAATATATGTTCATGAAAACGCTGATTGCCAAGGTACTATTAGAGGGAAATGGGTTCGCTGTAATACATAGAAATGAAAGGGGTGATCCTTACGCTCTAGAACTAGTCAACGATGCAGTAAAGATGTTCGTCAACAACGATGGAACAGTTTATTATGAGTTAACAAAAGATGGAGTAACCAGAACTATTCAAGGATATGATATGATACATATCCTTAATTATTCTTATAATGGTTATATTGGTGTGTCGACGCTTACGCACGCTGCCAGTTCGATTAATCTAGCCTACAATTCGGAAAAATCTGCGTCTGGCTTCTTCAGTTCAGGGGCGAACATGTCTGGTTTATTATCTGTCGAAGGAAAACTAACTCCTGAGAAAGCCACACAGATTAAACAATCATGGGCTGCAGCGTTCGATGTCTCATCAGGTAATCCTGGCGGCATTGCCGTCATGGAGAAAGGTCTAGAATTTAAGCCTGTTACTGTCAATCCAAAGGATGCACAGATGTTGGAAACTCGTCAATATAATGTCGTAGACATTTGTAGATTTTTCGGAGTAAGTCCTAGTAAGGTATTCGATAGTAACAATCTTACATATTCAAATATTGAAGCGTTCCAGTTAGGGTTTATCACAGATACAATATCTCCATTCGATTGTAAGATAGAGAATGAGTTCAATAGGAAATTGTTCAGACCTTCGGAAAGACAAATAACAAAACTTAATTTAAATCTGGACGAATTATTGAGGGGTAACATGGATAGTAAGGCAAACTTCTTATCTAAGATGTTTGCGACAGGTGGTTATACAGTCAATGAGATAAGAGAAGAATTAGGGTTACCGAAATTCGATCATGAAAACGCTGATACTCCTTTGTGCCAAGTGAATATGCAAATGATTAATAAGTTCGGTCAGGTAACAAAAACACCTGCGGCTCCACAACCACCAGTCGATGATGTAGCTCAAAATCAGCCAGAAGAAAAAAAGGAAAGAAATGGAAAAAGAAATTAGAAGTATACCACAGGAACTAGCTGAAATCAGAATAGCTCCGATAGACGCTGCCGAAAGTCGTAGGGTCGAAGGTTACGGAGTAGTCTTCAATAGTGAGAGTAATGACCTAGGTGGATTTACAGAAGTTATATTACCTTCAGCCGTCAACGGGGTAATAGAAAAATCTGATGTACTAGCCTTGGTCAATCATAGTATTGATAAGGGTGTACTAGCAAGGTCAACGAAAGGTCAAGGCTCAATGTCATTGACAGTAGACCAGAGAGGAGTGAAATATTCATTCGATGCTCCGAAATATAATCTCGGTGACGAATTATTGGAAGGTATTAAGCGAGGAGATATTAGAGGTTCATCATTCGCTTTTACTGTTGGGAAAGATGGACAAAAGATAGAAAGAAAAGAAGACGGAAAGTATTTAAGAA